GATCGTCAGAAAAAACATGCCTGATGATCAAAGGTATGTACTGGTCGTAGTACACAGTAAAACTGATTATCGTATTGCTGGTTTTATTCCAGGATACAAAGCAAAGCAGGAGAAGTATATCTCACAGAGAGTGGGCCGAGAGCCGTTCTATGAAGTGCCGTTAGGTGCGTTGTATCCAATTGAACAAATAGAAAGTTTTCCAAATGCCTAGTAATCCTAATCCGTTCTACTTTTTAATAATTATTTTGTTGGGTGTGTTCCTGGTCCAGTCAGTACACCTGATGACATATGCTGCGTTTGTCGACAGTAATTGGTGTGAAGCTGAAGTTGCGTTTATGAAAGAAGGGATCGGACTGCTGCTTGATAAACACGGCCTTGAAGTTGACTGATATGCAAAATATGCACAACACTCTGGAGCAGTTTATTCAAGAGGACCTACACCCTGTTAGCAAACTAATTTATCTCTATTTGGAGGCTAAATACTACAAAAGTGGTCGTTGTTTCCCTCGTCAGGCCACAATTGCTCGTGATATGAAAATATGTCGTAGGTCTGTTGCCAAGCATTTGAGAGAGCTGAAGGACCGTGGGTTTATCCGTTCTAGACGGTTGAGTTCTACCTGTGAATACTATCCTGTCTACGATGTGAGCCGTGGTGCATATATTAATAAATCTATTATATCTAAGTCTAATATAGATATATCTAGAAAGATATCTAAGATATCTACCAACTTAGGCAAAAGGAGTAGCTACTTTTATAAGTCTAAGCTACCTGATATCAAAAAGGGGGTGGTAAAGACTAGGAAAGAAAAATCTGAGCTACAAAACTTTCTAAACAAAATGGACAACGAGGACCGATCAAAGTTCCTGAAGGGCTGGATCGAATCAGGAGAGGAAGATTGGAAAAAGTTCTTAGCACACAATCAATAATTGATCTTTTTTCTGATGCAATCAAGACAGATCGTAAGCTCCCTCCTGAGTTTAAAAACAATATGAAGACAATGAAGTTTGATGTTGTGAACGATAAAACAGAACACGGTGCATGGGAGAAAAGACCGTTGCGTGTTGCTGCTAATTCAAAAGATATTGCACGGTATGAGTTTGTTTTATTTGAATTAAATCCAAGATTAGAAAAAGAAGAAAGAACGATTATGTGGTCCAAGGCTGTTGGTTTGCCGTATACAAAACTAGGTCGAAAGTTGGGCATGAGTAGACACCAAGTTAAAGAAAAATATTTGGAGCTGATAATTTTTATTAAATACTTAATTGCGTATGACAAAAAACTTTTTGACAAGTTTTGCAAAATTGCTTAATTCTTTGAATACAATGCAACAACTTTGCATTGTCTTATCCTTTCTCGTTATGTTGCCTCCGTGGTAGGAAGACCTTCTAAAAAAATCGAATGTGGTGCATATGCACGCAGTACTGGTTTGCCTTGTAGAGCTAAGGCTCTCAAGAATGGTAGGTGTAGAAACCACGGAGGATTATCGACAGGACCGAAGACAGCTGAGGGTAGATTAAAATCATTAATGAACTTACGAAATGTTAAAGAAAAAATTACCAGAGATCATCGAGAGACTACAGAAGGGTGAAGCATTGTCCAGGATATGCAAGGACAACGATATGCCAGCTGTGACATCAATCTACGGATGGATGAAGGATGATGAAGAGATTAAGAAGCAAGTAATGGATGCAAGACAATTGGGTGCATGGTCATTGATCGATCAGATGAATGAGCTACTGCAAACAGATGTTGAGCCACAAAAGGTGCAATGGCAAAGAGAGAAGCTGCATCACTTTAGGTGGTTAGCATCTAAGCTGCTTGTCGGTACATTCGGTGATAAGGTGCAAGCCGAAGTGAAGGGTGATACTAACTTAACAATTGCTTGGGCAAAGGAAGGTTAGACTCCCATATAGTACAAGGCTTTGGATGGTCTCGCACACGCATCATGAGGTCCGAGAGCTGGAGAATCCACGGATGATCCAAGAAGCTAGTACCAATGCCAGTACTTTTATTTTATTTTTGTTGGTTTCCCTGGGGATTTATAAGGACAGCAGATCCAATGCGTTTGTATCGGCCCAGTAAAACCGTAAATTTTTTTTTAGAACGATTCTAAAGTACAGACCCCCCTATACCCCCAAATTTTGGCCTCGGTCTGTGCGTATGTATTTGATGGGAGCTAAAGACACTCAGCTATGGATGACGATAAATTACAAGATTTGATTGCGATGGTTTATTACGATAACCAGAGTAAATCAATATTACTAAATGTTTCAGGTTTCAAGAATGCCACACATGGCAAGACTGTGGCAGATTGGATGGTTAAGAAACTTAATATCGACACAATCAGTTTTGATGGTGAAGGTATTCCTGATAACAATACTTCATTGCACTAATGCAAATAACTATTCCTTATGCACCAAGAGAGCTGCAACTTGAAATACATGAGCAGCTTTCAAAACACAGATGGGCCGTTCTAAGTTTACATCGTAGAGCAGGCAAGTCCGTGATGTGCATCAACGAGCTTATCAAAAGAGCCTTAACAAACAAATTGTGGAATCCTAGATACGCATACATCGGCCCTACTTATAAACAAACTAAGTCAATTATTTTTGACTACTTAAAACATTATGCTGGTGTCATACCTGGGATTAAATTTAACGAGCAGGAACTGAGCTGTACTTTTCCAAACGGTGCTAAGATCACCTTACTTGGATCAGAAAATCCAGACTCACTTCGTGGTAATTACTTCGATGGCATCATTGCAGATGAGTATGCCCAGATCAATCCAAGATTGTTTCCTGAGATTATTCGTCCAGCTCTATCAGATCGAAAAGGGTTTTGCTATATGGTGGGTACACCACAAGGCATGTCCAATGATTTCTATGCCAAGTACCAGCACGCACTACAAGACGATGCCTGGTATACAAAGATAGCAAAAGCATCCGAGACAAAAATTATAGACCAGGAAGAATTAGATGCTGCCAGGTCTGTGATGGGTGATAAGAAATACAGACAAGAGTATGAGTGTGACTGGGTAGCTGCAATAGAAGGAGCAGTATACGGAGATGCTATTGAGAAGTTAGAAAGCAGGAAACAAATAAGCCGAGTGCCTTATGATCCAATGTACAAAGTTTCAACAGCTTGGGATATTGGATTGTCCGACAGCACTTCGATAATTTTTTATCAGCAAGTAGGCAAGGCAATACATGTGATCGACTACTACGAAAACAGAAACGAAGCCCTGCCTCACTACATCGGTGTCTTGGAAAAAAAAGATTACATATACGAAAACCATTATGGTCCACACGACTTGGAACAAAGAGAGTTTACAAGCAACAAATCGAGAAGAGAGATAGCATACGAGCTGGGAGTACGATTTAAAATTGTACCGAAGCTCACAATTGAAGACGGCATTCACTATACGCAACTATTGCTAAACCGTTGTTGGATAGATGCAGAAATGTGTAAGAAACTTATTGCAGCCTTACGAAACTATCACCGTAAGTTCAATGATCACTTACAAACATTTTCTAGCAAACCAGTCCACGACTGGAGCAGTCATGCATGTGATGCTATGCGAGTGTTGGCTGTAGGTCTCGAAGAGATCGACATGTCGAACAAAGCACCCCAGGCATTTGCCGAAAACAACTACAACCCATTTGGAAAAACTTATGAGCAAAATATTTAAACCTAAAATTGTAATGCCTCCTGTACCTCCAGCTCCAGAGCCTGTACGGTACGAGCCACCAGCAATAACACCTGATTCAGAAACTGCTAAAGATATAGCAGAAGCTGACGCAGCTGCAAAAATAGAAGAGGATGCAACTAAAAAAGCAATTGTAGAAAAAAAGAAAAAGAAACCAGTAACAATATTAACTGGTCCAACTGGTCTGACTACAGACGCATCAACATTTGAAACAACCTTAATGTCATAGGAGGAGAAATGTCATTATACGAAAACATTAATAAACGCAAAAAAGCTGGAACATCCAGGTCAAAAAAGAACAGCACAATAAGTAAAAAGGCATATGCAGATATGCAAGCTGGATTTCCAAACAGTAAAAAAAATAAAAGAAAAACTTTAATAACTTAAATCATGCCACACAGTAAAGAACACAAAAATAGCATGCTTGCAAAGAAGTATGGAGACCCAAATAAAATTACAAGGGGTGACATCATTGCAGCAGCTACTGAAAAG